GCGGCTGGAATCGGAGAGTGTTTCCGTGAAGGTCGCCGGTTGCATAAATCATTCTCATCGCTCCAATCGCTGTTTGATTTCTGCGCCGCTCTTGATCCGTACCAGCACCTCATCAGCGGAAAGGACTGTCACGCGCTCTACGATCTGCCGGACGGCGTTTTCGTTCCATTCGGTGATCGTGGATGCGGTGTCCTCTATAGCTTCTTCTGCCTGCTTCATGCGGGTGCAGACGCGGCTCGCATCGGTGCTGCTTTGCAGAATTGCTTCCTTCTGCCTTTTGAGGGAAGTCTGCTCGGAAAGGATTCCTGCAAACTGTGTGTTGCAGGCTTCTTTATCGTCGGCATCAATGGCTTCCGCCAGAAGCTGTTGGAACCGCTCGTCGAGCTGTTCCAGCCGACGCTCGATATCGGCAAGGCTCATGGTCTGCCCCTGCACAGGCAAGAGCTCCAAGGAAACTGCATTCCTGATATGGTCGAGCAGAGCCGGTTTGTTGCTCATTGCGGAGTTGATCGCTGCCAGAATTGCCGCCTGCAACGGTTCTTCCTTGATTGTCGGAGAATCGCGGCAGTATTTTGTGCCGTAATTCAGGCGGCTGGTACAGCGCCAGACAGGATATTTTCGGCCAAGGGATGTCCATGTGCAGCGCCGGTAAAGTGTCCCGCATTCGCCGCAGACGAGCCTATCCGATAAGGCATATTTGCTTGTATAACAAGAACGTCCTGTCACAGCCGTTTTGGATGGGCTGCGCAGGGCACTCCGACGTGCCATTTCTGCCTTCACTGCATTGTACTGCTCCCGGCTGACGATGGCTTCGTGGTGATCTGGCATATAATATTGCGCCATCTGACCGACGTTCTTAATGACCTTCTTGCTGATTACATCTGTGCGGAATGTTTTCTGAAGCAGCACGTCGCCGCAGTATTTCTCATTCGTCAGGATGCTCTTGATGGATGTCGTTGTCCATTTGGATTCCCCGAGAACTGTTTTGATCTGATTTTCTTCCAGCCAGTCTTGCAGATTCCGCAGGCTGGAGCCGCTCTCATATCGTTTGTAGAGTTCGCGCACGATTTCTGCTTGCTCCGGTATGACGCGGAATTTGCCATCTGCGTCTTTTTCGTATCCATAAAGCCGGTAACAGGGAACCTTAAGTGTTCCGACTTTCGCGTGCATCTGTCGGCCGCGCCGGATGTTGCCGGAGATGGACTCGCTCTCGGACTGCGCCATCGCGCCGTACATGGTAATCATGAACTCGCTGTCGGGCGGCAGGGAGTTGATATTCTCTTTTTCAAACAGGACGCCAATGCCGAGCTGCCGAAGGATGCGCGTATAATTGATGCAGTCGAGCGTGTTGCGGGCAAATCGTTGGATGGACTTTGTAAGGATGAGGTCAATCTTTTTCTGCTTGCACTGACGAATCATACGGAGAAACTCGGTGCGCTTTTTTGTTGACGTGCCGGTGATACCTTCGTCTGCGAAAATGCCAGCCATCGTCCACTCTTTGTTGGACATGATCTTGTCGGTGTAATACTGGCACTGCGCCTCATAACTGCTGGCTTGTTCTTCTTCCTTGGTCGAGACACGGCAGTACGCTGCTACGCGGAGCTGCTTTGTGACCGTGGTCGTTTGCTGCAATTCCGGCTTTGGCGGAATGATAATGACGCGCGGTTTTTCGTCTGTCATACCAAATCGTCCTTTCCAATGATCTGTCCGTTTTTAAGCTGCAAGCGCACCGCCTGGCGCGTCACCAGCACGGCGGAGACTGTGCTTTGCAGCAGCGCCGCGTTGAGTTCTGCCGTGCATTCAAATGCGGTGAACAGCCGCCGCAGGCGCTCGGTTTCGTATTCTTCGTTGCCGATGTCGTCGTATTGCTCCTGCGCCAGCTTGCAGATCAGGCTTCTGGCAGCGTCCTCGTCGAGCGGTTGGGTGTTCAGGATCTCGTCCAATTCAGCCTGCGTGGTGCTGTTCGGTGCAAACTGTTTTTCAGGCTGTGTGATGCGCTCCGGCTGCTCTGCCAGCCTGCCGAGCAGATGTGTGATCTGCTGCTCGATCTCCGGCGTAGGCGGTTTGGAGCAGATACGTTTGAGTGCTTTCTGCGCGGGTGTCCGCTCTGGCAATCGCTGCTTGGTCTGCCGCTTCTCGGCGGCTGATTCAAATAATTTTATGTCAACCAGTTTCGGATAGCTGTCTGCCCTAGTGTACTTGGTGTTTTCCAAGATCCGTGCGACCATGTTCTTGTTCCACGACTTGCCCTCATCGTAAATGGGGCCAGTCTTTCTCATCTGTTCTGCGATTTCCTTCAGCGACGCGCCGAGCGTGTATTGCAGGAAAATGTCCTGCACGGCTTTTGCCTCTGGCTCGTTTCGGACGATCTCGCCCATGCGCATTTGATACCCAAACGGCAGCTTCCGATTTCCCATTACCGCTTCGTCCTTTCGATCTGCTCTGTCAGTTCCAATCCATTTTTCAGCCGGAAGCGTAGGCGCTCATTGCTGTCTACGATGATTTTATCTACAAGCGCATCGAACAGCTCCGCATCAAAGCCATCGAGGAAGTCCGGCCCGTCCTCCAGCGCGTCCATGAGATCGCGGGTGCGGTCTGCCAGATCGTCGCTGTCGGTGTCGAGAAGCCTTCCTTTTTCCTGTTTCAGCCTGCGGAGCTGTTCGCTGAGTTTGTTGTTTGATGAGATAAAAGTATCAGGATCAACGCCGCCCGCCTGTTGAAGCTGGGTTAGGAATTGAACCTGACTGAGTGTGTCCGATATTTTCTTGTTGAGAGAGATTACATCCTCACTCCAGAGCATCCGGCTGTAGCGGATTTTCTGGAGATTGGAGAGCATTTGTGTGAAGATGGGGCCGCCGTGGTGTTTGAGTTTGTAATATAGACGGCAGAAAGCCTGCTCCATGATTTTTTCCTGCACAGGCGAATTAGCACATGACTTCTTATCTTTGCTATGCGTTTTACAAACCCAATAGATTATGCCGTTTTCCTCTTTTGATCTTAGTTTTCCACCACACATTCCGCAGAAACAGTTCCCTCTTAAATTGCTCTGGCGCATGGTGATGGCGCATCCGTTTCGCTTTTTCCGGCACACGCGTAATGCCTGCGCCGCATGAAATCGTTCTCTATCGATGATTGCAGGATGTGTATTTTCTACATAATATTGCGCCTTCTCACCATTATTTCTTACTTGCTTCGTCGGAAGAGTATCCGTCATGTAGAATTTCTGCAGCAGTCGATCCCCGATATATCGTTCGTTCCCCAAAATATAGGAAACTGCAGTTTTACACCAGATTTTCTTATCGCTGATTTCATGACATCCAGCGTTTAACTCAAGCACAATTTTTTCGATACTAACGCCTGACAAATAGAGGTCAAAAATTTGACGCACTATCTGGGCTTCTTCCTGATTTATCTTCATTTTCTTATCGCAAAGTTCATACCCGAATGGAACGGATGCTGTCATATAAGTTCCATCCTGCATCCGATTCTGGACGCCCCATCTGACATTGCCTGAAATCGACTCGCTGCCTTTCTGTGCCAGCGATGCCATGATTGCCGTGACCATTTCACTAGACACCTTGCTGGTGTCGATGCCCTGTTCCTCGAACTGGACGCTGACGCCGAGTTCCTTCAGTTCCCGGACAGCCGCAAGGCAATCCTTTGTATTTCTGGCAAATCGGGAAATACTCTTGACCAGAATGCGGTCGATCTTGCCTTTGCGGCAATCCTGCATCATGCGCTGAAAGTCTTCGCGCTTTTCAACCGACGTGCCGGTAATGCCCTCATCGGCATAAATATCGACCATTTCCCAATCTGGGTTGCCGGAGATCAGTTCGGAATAGTATTGATTCTGTGCGCGATAGGAATTGAGCTGATCCTCGCTGGAGGAGCTGACGCGGGCATAGGCTGCAACGCGCAGCTTCCGCGCAATGATTTCATCATGTGCTGGGATTACAATGACGCGCTGCTGTTCCAGCGCAAGGTTTCCGCTGGTCTGCTTCTTTGCCACGTTCTCACCCCCCTCTGTAGCAATACACACTACCATACCATCGGCGTAATAGCTATAACCAAAACGGAGAAAAATCAAGCGTAAAGTGTGAAATTTGCACCAAGCTCGACAGCGATCCGCCGCGCGATCTTTTTGATTTCATTCTCAGAAAAACCGACCGTTCGGAGCGCTTTCAGGAGCTGGCAGATGCCTAAAAAATCAATGTTTGGATTCATTGCATTTCTCCTATGCACAAAGCGGGAACCGTATTCCATAGCGGGATACGGTTCCCACGGTTTCTGACATTTGTGCTTCTGGCTTTATTCGTCGCTACTTCCCAAGCCAATGGGCGATTTCAAACAGCGGCGGCTGGCTGCCGCTCCACGGGTC